CACCTTGTTTAACTGCTCGGTGATGGTCTTGAGCTCGGTTGGGTCAAGGTTTTTCAGGTTGTCACGCATCTCTTGCAGTTTCTCCGCCATGGCATCGAGAGCCTTGGTTGAGACCTGGTCGAGGTTGTCGAACAAACGGACATACATATCACTGTTCTGAAACTCCTTCCACTTGTTCTCGTCGGTCTTTTTCTTGTATTGCGCGTCCAAGTTGCCCTGCAACTCCTTTTGAAGTTCCGGGTCCTTCACTTTTTCCTGCAACTTCTTGCGTTCCCCCAGGTACCAGGTGTCAAGTTGCAACTGGTCGGAAAGCTGCGTCTTGTACGCCTTAATCAGTTCCTGCGCTTGGCTCACTTGGTCTTGATAGACCTGCTTGTCGAGCTTCCGCGTCTGGCTGAGATAGTCCTTTGCCACGTCACTCTGCGGGTCGAACATTGTCTTTATGGTCTGCCCCGTGTTGGCTATGTCTGCGTTGTATTTCTTGATTGTCGCCTCACTCCACTTGTTGAAGTCATCTCCGTATCTCGTCTGATACGCCTTGAAAATATACTTGTTGAACTCATCGTCTATCTTGCCCCTCATGTCACTGAAAGAGGTGGTGAGGTTTCCGAACATGTCCTTGATGTTCTCGTCTGTCAATCCCGTCTCTTTCAGTTTCTTGTACAGGTCGAGGCCGCTGAAAGCCTCGTCTATGTTTTGCGAGATGTCATCTTTCAGCTTGTTGTATTCTTTTTCCGAGACTCTTAGGTCAATGTCCGCCGACATGCGGAAGGCATTGCCTCTCTTGGCCAAGTCCTTCTTGTACTTCGCGCCAAGCTCCTTGATACTTTTCGCTACAGAAGCATCGTCCGGCATAATGTCGCTTGCCTTCCACCCTACGTACTGCGCAGCCTCCTTGAAATATTTACGAGTCTTTGACAAGGCAGTCTCTTTCGATTCAGTCTTAATCAACTCGTTATATTTTGAGTTCATGTCCTTCAGCAAGCTAATTCGCTCCTGCAAGATGTCACGCTGCTGCTTCTCGCTTTTTGTAGAGCGTCCGGATGTTCTCGTTCTGGCCTTGTTGTACCCCATAATCTGGTTAGCGGCCTCTTTATACCCTTGCCCCAGTTGGGAAATGTCCTTATAGATGTCGTTAATCTCTCTTGTCGTGGCTGCCTCACTGTATCCAGCTAAGCGCATGGTGCCACCTTTTAGATTGTGCCGTTTTGTGACAAGAGACTGCAAACGTTTAAGTTTTGCTTGTGCTTCTTTGTCGAACTCTTTATAAGCTTCGTCAGGATTCAGCACTATTGGGTCGTATGTAAAGGTGATATGATAGGTGTTATTGGCAAATGCCCTATCCATCTGCGTCTTGATGCCGTCTATTTGTTTTTGGGCTTTATTCTTGTCGATGTTGACATTGATTTTGTACTCCTTGTAGAGCATATCCTTTTCAATATCTCCCCATCCTCTCTTGATGGCTTCGTTGTCGATAAGAATTTTCAGCCTCTTTTTTGAAGCCTCGTCTTGGTATTTGCTAACGTCACCAAATACGCTGCGGGCCTCCTTGCGCACTTCTTCCAAGTTCTTAAGGTAAGTAGCATAAGAGTTGGCAAAATCAGATAGCTTATTGTCGTTCTCAGCTCCTATTCCCCAATTCATGCCACCAAGGAAGCCACCTCTAACTTCTGTGTTCCCGAACAGGTTCTCACGAATATACCCCAGTTCCTTCAATTGATTTCCCACCTTGGAGTAATAATCAATTAAGTTTTGGCCTTTTTGTGGGCCAGCAGCCAACTGCTCAAACATCTTTCTCTGGCTATCCGTGAGGTTTGTGCTTTCTTTTGAAACTTGTGCGAGTATGTATCGTATCTCCTCACCTTTTGACAGGAACTCACCCAGTGATGAAGAGTATTCCTTCATGTCGGTCTCGATGTCATCATCCCCGATTAACCAGCCCTTCTTCTTGTTGGCCGCATATCTCGCATCAATCACGAGTATCTCGTTGAGGAACTCTTGATAGTCAGAGAGAAGCTCGGAATACTGCTTTTTAGCCTCCTCTTCCGATAGGTTTACGTTAATTTTGATTTCAAACCCTTTTTGGTTCATTTCCTTAACAAGGTCTTGCAGGGCTTTCTGTATGTCAGTCTTTGACTCCGCGTCTATCTCGTCAACTCTCACTTGCGCGGTGTAGTACTCCTTGGTGTTTTGAGACATTGCCTCGTTATACTCGCGGCTTACGCTGATGAGCTCTTGCACCAACGCTATGGCGGCTGTCAAGGCCGCGAGTGGAAGTGAAGCCATGACGGTACTTCCCAATGCCGCAAACGCGCTGCTTAATCTGCCCGTCCCCCCCGACAAGGCTGACAATAGGGCCTTGAACACCCCAAGTTTTTGGTGTGAGGCCATGATGTTTGCCGCGGTTTGCCCCCACGCCCCACTTGTCAGCCTTGAAGTGGCATATATGGATAGTATAAGTCCAAGAAAGACCTTTGCGACGTTTGTGATGGTTCTCCAGTTCTCCAACATCTCTGTCGCGCTGTCAATCAATCCTTTGAACGAGCCCTCGTTAGACTTTCCGATGTCGTTGAGCATGACATCGAACGCGTCGTGCAGGTTGGAGATTTTCCCTTGCAGCGTTTCCGCCTGTATCTCCTGCATGTTGTAGAACGTACCGCCCTTGTCGGTCATGCGCTGGAAGACTGCCTCCACGTCCTCGAAAGTGACTTGCCTCTTAGAAATCATGTCCACGATTTGCGCCGTGGTGTATGCCTCTCCCTTTACCTCCTTGAAGTATTGCTGCAACTCGCCGTACATATTGATACCAGCCTCAGTGAACTGACGAACCTCAGAGCCACGAAGGTACGCGGCCGCCTTGACCTGTCCGTAAGCAAGAATAAGCCTGCCCATGTCAACTCCAAGGCCTGCTGACACGTCGGCAAGTCGTTTGGTCGTATCGTAAAGCTTGTCGCTCTCAATGCGATATGCGGAGAGCTGCCTTGTGTAATCCACCAAGTCCTTGATGCGGAAAGGCGACTTGACGGCCAGTTCCACCGTCTTGTTGAAAATCTCGTCCGCCTTTGGCTTGTTTTGCAAGATGGCTTCAAGCGAACGTTCGGATAGCTCGAACTGTCCTCTGACTGTCGCCATTTGCTCGACAAAGTTCTTGAGCGTGTCAATGGAGAAAGCGAACGCCATGCGCTGCGCCCAGCGAGAGAGATACCCGGCCATGTATGACGTTTGCTCCTTCATCTCCCTTGTTTGCGCACTCGCCTCCTTGAGCTTTTGCGTGTGCCTGTCTATGGCCGCGTTTAGCGTGGCAAGCTTCTGCTTGTAGTCGGCATCCGCGGTAGACAGGCTCATTTTCGCGGCTTTTAGATATTCTATGGCCTTTGCGTTCCTATTGAGCGTGTTTGCCGAATTGGAGAAATCGAGTGCTCCTTGATAAGTGGTGTTTTGCGCGTAATTGGACGCTTGATAATCTTTCGCCCTGTCCGAGTATTGCCTCCTTTGCTTGTTGTTATAGCTCTGTTGCGCGCTGACCATCCTGTCGAGAGCCTTCTGGAACGAGATTACCCTTTCCTCGTTTACTTGCTGCTGGTATTTCAATTCATCTTGTAGAAGCTTCTTCCTCTTGTTCAATGAATCTTGGTCTGCGCTGGTGAGGTTATAGGACTTGTCGCTTAAAATACTGTTGATGGAGCGTATCTCCTCTTTCAGTTGCGCTATGTTCATCCCGCTTGCCCCTTTCGTCGCCTCCTGTAGCCGTTTGAAGGCATAGACTGCCTGCATGATGCTGCTTGAGCCGTTGCCACCTATGCTGGACAATTGGTTGACCAGGTTGCTTAAGTCTTGCGCCGCCTTTGACGCGTTACTGCCCATGCTGCCCATGCCTTGTCCTATGCTTCCCAATCCACTTCCCGCATTTGAAGCGGACGCGTTGATTGTCCCAAGCTTTGAAATGATTTGGTCGAGCGCGTCGAGAAAAGGCTTCGTGCCAGTGGCCATGTTCCCGAAAGCCGTGCTTACGCTGCCTGACAAGCTCGTGGCCGTGCTTTGTATGTCTTTCAGTTTCCTGTCCGCCTTGTCTATTGCGTCGAGCGCGCTCTGTGGTATTGTGAGTGCCGCTCCCAATGCTGATTGTGCCATATATGCCTTATTGTTTTTGTTATATTATCGGTATTCCCAAGTCGTTGAGATTTTTCAAGTTCTCCTCGCTGTCTATCACCGTGGCATCGTTGCCATGGTTTGGCTTCTGCGGCTTGTCGGGCAGATATTCAACCCTCGTGAAGTCCATTCCCGCGAGCCTGACCTGCGGGACGGTCATTCCCCATTTGTATTCATCTTGCGAGCACCAAGTGTTAGCCCTGAGAAAGTCTATCATCTGGCCATATTCCGTCCTTGAAGGGACAACTCTGCTGCTTGTCGTTTCCTCGTCAGCGTCTGGTTGCGGACGGTCTGAATCACATTGGTACTCGCGAAGAAAAAATCCACGTCAATGAGATTGAGTATCTCGACGAGCAGTGTCGCCCAATCCCTCACACCGTAGTCGCCCCATAACAGCTTGTCGTATACTTGCTGGAACTCATCGGAGAATATGCGCTTCTTGTCGTTCAATAGAGCCAGCGTGATGACTTTCGCCACCGACTTGATGTTTAGCGAGAACTCCTTTATCACGTCTCCCATTGACATTTTCTCCTTTTTCACCATCTTGCAAGCCTCCTCCGCTATGAGCCACATAGTACCCGGCTTTAGCGCGCGTATCTCCCATTCCGTGCCTTGCAGCTTGACAATCGTCGGAGTGTCGTTCATTATCCGCGCGAGTTTCTCCATCGCCTCGTCAGACAATGGGGATGATGGTGTCACGGCCTTCGCCTTGCCATCGTTCCTTGCCTCGCTTTCCCGTCCCTCCGCCTTCGCCTTGCTGTTCTTGGATTTTATTACTTTCACCATTTCCTTTCCCTTGATGACATGATTTTTTACTTCTTCAACTGCTTTATGGCACTCACGATACCCTTGTAATCCCTCGCTATCGCCTTTACCTTTTGGAAAGACATGGATATTACCCTGTATGACCTATGCAACCCAGCCGAACCTTGCTCCAGTACGTGGGCGTACGGCATTGAAGCCGCGATAGCCAAGTCAACTGCTCCAGTTGGCGAGTATTCGCCCTTGAGGTACTCCGTGATGGCCTGCCTTCCGCTAATCTTCTCTCCGTACCATGACTTGGGCGTTCTCGCAGATGGTGTGGAATGAAGGAATCCCATTTTCAGGAGTTTCCCGTCAACGTATATCCCATATCCATAGGAGTCGTACAGGTTGAGCGTCCTGTGCTGATAGTCTATCTCGCTGATGCACTCCTTCAAGATTCTGTCAGCGTCCTTCTCCATGGCATTTACTATCATTTCTATCGCCATTTGCCTCAATGTCTTGTCTGCCATATTTATATAGCCTCTTGATGATTACGCGTTAGAAAGAGAAGAGGGCGAACGGCATATTGTCGCCGCCGCCCTCTCGCTTGCTGTTATCCTGAATGCTCTCTTACCTCGATACTTATTATTTACCAGCTCCACTTGACGCTGCCTGTGTCACCGGCAAGGTGTAGTTGGTGTCGATGTAAAACGGCACTTTCGCTGGCGCTCCGTTTACCGTCATGTCCGCAAGCTGCGCCGTGCCAGCCAATGTGACCTTTGCCAAGTTGGTGTTCAGAGACTCTATCGTAGTCTTGGAGTTGAGTTGCAGCTTCGGTACGATAAGGGCCTTGTTTGCCGTGCCATCCTGGAAGACAACCGCCACCTCCGCGTACATGTTCTTGTAGCCTGAAGGCGCGTAAACCTTGTTGTCGGATGTACCCTTTACGAATCCGCACAACGCCACGAGCACGTCGGCCTGCGTATCAGCCACCTCCGCCTCGAATTGATAGCTTCCCGTGGTCACGATGGACATGATAGGAGTGTCAGAGGTCTCTCGTTCTATATCAGTTGTACTGTTGTCATCCTGTGATATTTTTGTCGTGTCTCGCACCACGTCATCCAAGTCGTAGTAGTCATCTCCTGGTGCTCCTGCCGCGGTGTACGGTCTGACAATGATGTGCGTAGGCTTTGACAGCTTGACGGCCGTCGCTCCTGTAGAATGAACTGTTGTTGCCATAATCTTTATGAATTTTAAGTTGTTATCCTGTTGTGATTTTATTTCGAATGTCACTTGACGACAACGGAGACGGAAATCATGTTATAATGGAACTGCCTGTTGCTGTCATATCCACTGTCCCTGTATAGTTCTGACACCAAGAAGTCGTTGTCGTGAGAGTCCTTTATCATCCTGTCCAACGCTGCCTCCATCTTGTCGAGCCGCTTGACGTTCTTCCTTGTCGGCGTGCCTTTCGGTCTCGCGTATAGATAGATGTTGACATATCCGGATGAGAACGCGTTGTAATCAGTCTGTTGCCCGACATCCACGTTCACGAAATCCTCCCAGTCCTTGCCTGTCGTGGCTGGCAACTCGCCGACGAAGATGTTGCCGGAGACTCCGGCCTTGGTGAGTGCCATTGAAAAGAAGTTCTCGATGCGTGACAGTCTCCTGTTTTCCCTATCCATGTCTTCTCCTTGCGCTTGTTGATTATATGTCAGATCCCTTTATGTACACTTGGCATCCATGCATCTGCGTCGGGTAAACACCTATGACCATGCCGTCTACCGCCATGTTGAACATCGTCGCCCTGAATCTTACGCCCGGTTTCAGGTCGCCGGGGATGCTCTCCGTGTCGTCATCCGTCATTGGCATGGGGAAGTAGACCGTGTAGCCCATGGATATTACACCTGAGCTGAACTGCTTGTCAGTCTTCTGTATGTCGCAGACAGTGCGCAGTATAATAGTGTCTGGCCTGTCGCTTTCGGCAAGCAAGTTCCCATCATCCGGTATGATGTCTTCCCTTCGGTAGAACTCACCCTCGTATGGGTATTCCCTCAATGCGTTACGGTCGGTGTACATCGTCCTATCTATCTTTTTTTCATTCCGTCTCGTCAACCCATCTCACCTCCCCACTGGCAGCGTTTAACGCCTGGAGCTTGTCATCCTCACCATACTTCCCGTAGAGCCGTTTCAATTCCGCCTTGATGCTTTGCAGCGCGGCCGCGGTTATGGTCTGCGCCCCAACCGTCAGCGTGTATGAGCCGTGCTGGTTCGTTACGGAAGCTGTCTGGTACACGCCATAGACAATCTTCTCGTACAACATCATCTTGCAACGGTCTTTCTGCTCTTCCGTGAGGTCGAGGTACTGCGTCACGTCCGCCACGCCACACTCCAACGCCACGTGAGCAAGGGCAGACTTGTCGAAGACGAAGTTGGTGATTCCGCTCAGGTAATCCAGTATGTCAAACTTAGAAACTGCCATGAGAGTAAAATGGGTTAATCGTTATCGTATGTCGCTTTTCGGTCAAGCCACCGTGCCTTCTCCGGCGACCTCTGTGTGTATAATCTCGTGGTTTGTGAACGAGATGAGGGCAGGTATGGCCGACATCATGACATCCGTGTGCCACTCCTTCAATCGGCCGTTGTCGGTCGTGGTGTTCATTGCCGTAACCAAACCGTTGAGCATGGTGGCGAAAGTGGTGTCAACCGTGCTTGCGCCATATCCGCCGCCAAACACGTCACGCTCCAGCACGTCCACGTACTTGAACTCCACCGCGTCTCCTGCTGGGCGTAGTACGACACGGTTGTCTGCCCAACCCTTCACGAGAGAGTCGGTCGAGCGAGTCTTGTTGCGTTCAGTCTCCACGACCACCTCGATAGGTGAGATGCCCTGTATGTCGGTGAACGAATCCAAGAACTGCTGGTTGGTGATAGGCATGCCCTCCACGTACCCGATGTAGTTTGCCTTACACCAAGTGACATAGAAGTCGCGTACCTCCTTGTTCTGCAAGAAGACATCGTTGTACATCTTCTTGGTCATCTTCCAGGTCAGTGGCCCGTCATATCCACCTCTCTTGTCCCTGTAAGCATCCTCCAGCTTGCGCATCTGCGTTAGTATTGCGCAGTCGGCATCAGTCCATGCCTTCGCGCCCGCCTTCTGGAAATTGTCCTTTGGAATGTGAGCGTCGTATAGCTTGGCGTATACGCCGGCACCGAGACCTGTGTAATCAATCTTGCCAGTGGTCTCCAGTTGCGCCGTGGTGTTGTTCAGCGTTGCCTTGGCTGAGCTCAGTCCCACGGCGAGGTAATCGCGAACCCAGCGCGCTATGATGCGGTCGGCGTTGCCAAACTGCGCGAGCATCTTCTCCTTGTAGATTCGCTGAGCCGCCGTCTCCACGAAGCCACGGCCTATGAAGTCGGGGATGGAAGCCGTGTACTCATCCTCACCGTTCGCGTCCATCTGGTGTGAGTCTCCCAGTGGTGCTCGCAAGTCCATGACAGGTGCCGCCTCCAGCTTGTATGAAGCCATGCGGAACGTAGCCGAGCCATCATCAGCAACGGGTGTTGGTGCGTCGGCTATATGTCCCTGCGTCAATGCCCATCCCTCGTTGGAGTTGAGGACTTCGGAGTTGTCAACAAGAGACTGGAACAGTTCACTGCCACCGTCTTTTGAGCGGAAGAGCGCGGCCCAGTCGGAGTTGTTAATATCAAATCTTTGCATATCCTGAATACTTTAATTTGTTACGAGAAATAAGTTTTGTTGCCCTACCTCTTGGCGTTGGTCAGTTGAACCAGAACCAAGACTTCACGCGGCTCTTGTTGAGTGCGAGAACGGCAGGCGGAAGAACCCCGATAGCCTTCAAGTCGATAACGGTATCCTCTTGCGCCAATGCTGGCGTGAACAGGTACTGCAAGCCGTCCAATCCTTCCATGTTGGCATCGTACAAGAAATCCATGTCCTTGTCGGCGTAGGCGTTTGGGTTCGTCACCATTGGTGAAACTGATGCCCCAGCCGCAGCAGCCTCCACAAGGACATCGCCCTTCTTTTGGGCTGTGCCGAGTGTGGCCGATACCGTCACCAGCCAGATATCGTCATTGCCCTCGGTTGTCTTCTCCACTTTCGTGACCGTCACACCAGTGGCCTTAGTCGTGAAGTCGGCCTGTCCCACCATGATGTTGTCTCCGACGAATGGAATGTGGTGATAGCCATCACGCACAAGCTTGTAAGTAGTATCAGTGTTTGTTGCGTCTTTCGCCAGCTCGTAGAACTTCAGGATCTTCACCTGCGCCCCGGTGTTCGCGTCTTGGTTTGGCGTATACTCGCACAAGTCTCCCGCGTAAATCTTCGCGCGTCCTGGGAATGGGTTTTTCAGCACTCCACCCGTAGTAGGATAGCAGAGCGCGTCCTTACTGCCCTTTACGAGCTTGACGAAGACATTTTTATGCCCCCCGATAGAGCCATGCGCCTGGATGAGGGTGCGGCCAGTGAATACCGCGCCTCCAGCAGCCTGTCTTAAATAAAAGTTGTCCATAATTTCCGATGTTTTGTTTAACTTTAAAATCCGCTTAGCGAGCCGCGTTAGCTTAGTTGAGCGAGCTTATGATTTTATTCACTCCCTTCCATCTGTCCGCGCCTGTCTTCCCGTTCCCGCTTCCCGCCCCCGCGCTTCCCGGCGTATTGTTTCCGCCCTTCGCGTGCGCGAGGTTATAGAAGTCCAGCGCGTCCGCGGTCTCCTTCTCAATATCCGTGTCCTTGGTGACTGCGAGCTTACTCATGTACTTCTCAGTCCATTTCTCATCTCGTATGCCTTTCTCCTTGAACTTTGACAAGAGCTCATTCCGTTTCTGTGAGACAAGCCTTGCGGCCTCGTGTTCGGCATCCTTCTTCTCCAGAGCCTCCAATCGTTCGAGAAGCCTCTTCTCAGTCTCCGAAGGCTCATGGGCTTCTTTGCCTTGCTTGTTAGGCTCAGGCTTGTTAGCTTCTGTTTTCTTGTCAGGATGCTCCTCTTTCCACTTCTTGATGAAATCGGCGTTGTCTTTCTCGTAATTGCCGTTAAGCGACACGTACTGAGGCAGGATTTTCCCGACCAAATCATCAAGTTCCGTCTCCTCGTTCACCAAAAGGTCATAGTGGGAATCACTAAGGCTCTTGATAGTCTTCTCACTGATGGAAAGGTGTTTCCCATTTTCCGTGAGTTTTGCTTTCAGGGCATCTAAAAGCTGTTGTTTCGTAAACTTCATTGTCAAAATAAATATTGGTTTTACGAGGACAAAGTTAGTTATATAAATTGCTTATACATAGTATTTTATGTGCTTTATTTGCTATATGCCAAATAAATTGTTTGTAAATCTATTTTACTTCATGTCATTGAGTTATCTTTGCATAAGACAAATCATGAGCAACGAGAAAGACATAATCATCAGCCCACAGGAGGGGTTCCAGCAATCCTTCGCAAGCAGTAATGTTGATGTGGTTTTCGGAGGCGGAAATCTCGGGGGAGGCAAGAGTTATGCCCTTGTATTGGCCATGGCCGAGCCCCTGATGACCGACCCCGACTTCCGCGCCATGATTTCGCGTCGCTCGCTTGGCAACCAAAAGGCAGGTGGTGGCTTCGTGGAGAAGTTCAAGCAGATATTCGGCGCTGACTATATCAAGATAAAGGAAAGCGACTCCCCCCGTGTGTCGTTCCCCAATGGGACATTCGTGGACTTGACCTACCTTGACGATTCCAACATGGACAAGCTCAGGGAGCGCGCCAAGGGTTGGGAGTATGACTTCATAGCCATAGACGAGCTCACGGAGATGTCTTGGGAGGCGTTCTCCTACATCTCGACACGTAACCGTGGTCAGAGCAAGACCTTCACAGGCAAGTTTTTCGCCACGCTCAACCCCAAGCGCAGCCACTGGACGCGGGTATTCCTTGATTGGTACATCGGCTCTGACGGTTTTATCCGTCCTGACCGCAACGGTGTCGTGAGGTATTTTTACTGTGCCGGCTCATCCGTCAAGGATGTGGTGTGGGGCTCCACGAAAAAAGAGGTGTATGAGAAGTGCAAGATAGACATAGACCGCAAGCTAAAGGCCATAGGCGGCGGTTTCACCTATGATGCCATGATAAAGAGCTTCGTGTTCTACCTTGGCAAGATGGGGGACAACAAGAAGATGCTTGCCAACAACACCAAGTACGTTGGCTCGGTGGCCATGTCAGGCGGCAGGATGGCGAGAGCCCTGATGGAGGGCAACTTCAACGTTGACGCTGAGGAGGAGGAGAACGTCCCGATACCAAGCGAGGCCGCCCGTGACTGTTTCGTCAAAGACCCAGCCGTGAACGGTGACAAGTGGATAACCATAGACCTGGCCGACTATGGCAAGGACAACACTATCATGCTGTCCTGGAACGGCTTTCACGTGGTCAACAAGGAAATCATCATGCATGCCACCCCTCGGGAGAACGCCGAGAGAGCCAAGGTATTCGCCAGGAAAGAAGGCGTGGCCGAGAGCCACATCATATATGATGCCACGGCAGGGCGATATTTCAATGACTACGTGCCAGATGCCATACCTTACATCTCCGCCGCCAAGCCGATAGGCATCTATTACCTGTCGGCCGTGACTTTGAAAGACCTTTGCTATTTACGGTTGTGCTACATGATAAAGCGTGGGCAGCTCACTTTTGATGACAAGGTAGCCAGCTCCACCTATACGCACCAGAACCTCAAATACAAAGTGACGCTCCAAAACGAGTTCATGGAAGAGTGCTCCGTGGTGCAGTTTGACATAATGCAGAGCGGCAAGAAGAAACTTCGAAGCAAGAAAGAGATGAACCGCAACTTAGGCCATGGTCGCTCTATGGACTTGCTCGACCCATGCGCCATG